CTTCTATGCAGAATGCAATGATATTTATAGTTGATGGTAAGTTAACAACAACCGAACAAGCAATGGCAATACTGCAGCCTGTAATAAAAAGAGGTAAGCCTTTATTAGTAATGTCGGAGGATATTAGTGGAAACGCATTATCTACATTGTTAATGAATAAAATGAGAGGTGGACATAATATATGTGCAATAAAGACACCTGGATTTGGTGACATAAGAAAAGAGATGGCATTGGATATTGCTGCTATTGTGGGTGCTGAAGTAGTGCCAAGTGATAGAGTAGAGGAAGTAACGGAAGAATATGTAGATCAATTATTTGGAGGTGCTAATGCTGTAAAGGTAGAACAGATGTCAACAATCATTATGGGAGGGGCAATGAGCGAAGAAAAGATCGGGAGAAGACTGGCCGTAATAGAAGAAGCAAGAAACAAGAAAGGAATAACGGATTATGTAGCAAAGCAATTGGACTTACGTAAAGCGAAGTTAGGTGGTGGAGTAGTTGTAATCGAAGTAGGAGCAAAATCCGAAGTAGAGATGAAGGAACTAAAAGACCGTATGGACGATGCAAAAGAGGCCGTAAGTGCAGCACTTGAAGAAGGTGTAGTAATTGGTGGAGGAATTGCTTTGATAAATGCAAAAGATTCCGTATCTTTAGAAAAGCAAAACCTAACTGATGTAGATAGGGGAATGCAAATCGTGATGAACGCAGTAACAGCACCATTTAACGCTATATGTAAAAATGCAGGAGTAAGCCCAGATGTAAAACTAAATGAAGTAAAATCCAAAGGAGAAGGGTTTGGATACAATGCAAAGAACGACACTATAGTAAAAATGATTGAGTCTGGAATTATAGATCCAGCAAAGGTTACAAGAACCGCACTAGAAAGTGCTGTGAGTGCATCAGGAACATTGCTGACAGTATCATGTGCATTGGTGTAAATTAAATTAACATGAATTCTAACAAGTTAAAGAAAGAAATAGAAAGAAGAGAGTACTATAACAACATGGCACCTTTTCCAGTATTTGACACAGAAATAATAAAAGATATGAGTAAACTAAGCGAAATAGTAAAAAAGCAAGATTATAATAACGAGCCAGTATGCTATTGTAAGACCTGCTTAAGTATTAACATCAAGTCAGTAGAGTTTGAATCTACAGAAGAAGGGAAAGAAAGATCGGTAGATTACTGCGTACCTTGTGGCAACACAGAGATGGCTGAGGCCCATATCTCTGAGTGGCAAGAAATGTACAAAGAAAGATACGGAGAAGATTTTTTAACAAAGAAAAAGTAGTATGAGTTTATTCCTAAGATTTAAAGATAACAACGAAGATGTTGATTTCTTCGAAGAAGAAGGATCAGACTTAAAGTACTTTGAGGCTAAAGCTGGAGAACTACACACAGAGGTAGACCAGATTAACGAGGTGTTGACAAAGTCTCTATTTCATATAGAGACTGTCATATCAGGAAAAGATAATTATTATAAATTAACAGTCAAAATAAAGCATTATGCCGATAGGACAGAACATGAACATAAAAAGAATACACACAGACAAGAAGTCGATATTTAGACTTTGGCTGGAGTTTCTTAAGCCCTATCACAAACTACGAAACAAAGAGATAGAAGCATTGAGTCTTATGCTATACTACAGGTACGAAC